AAATAGTTCTACCTGAATATTTCTCTGCCATTTTAATTACTTCTTTCTTATTCATATCTTTCTTGTATTGAGCGTTACTTAACATTTTGAATAGTCACACTATATGTGGTTGCCTTACTTGGTGATTTGCCGACTTCTTTTTTATACGGACGAGTAAAGTCACGTATATGATCGAGAATGTCGTCTATCTCTGTGTCAACAAAGTCTTTTTGTTTCTGCCATTCCTCACGGGTTGGGTGGTTTGTGTCCACCTCCATTTTTATTGTTATAATTTTCTTCATTACTACATTGATATTATTAAATATTAAATTAACTTTGCTGTGGATATAAAAAACACATTATGGATAAAATAATTGATTATTCACTTGATAATATAGGGCTTATAGCAACATTAGTAATTTTATTTATTATTTTCATTGTCAATACAATAATCAGCTACAAAGTGTATAAATCACAACATAAATATACTAAAATATTCAATTTGCAAGCTGATGTCATTAAAGAATTATATTCAAAACTTATTCGTTTTTCCACTGCAATTACGAATTTCACCATGCGAAGTCACTTAGTTGAAAACGATTGGAAGAAAGAGGAACAAGAAAGATTAGAAAACTTAAATAGTGCATATTTGGCATTAAAAGATTTCTTTTATCCTAATCGCATTTTCCTTCCACTTTCTTTATGCAACCGAATAGAAAACCTTATGAATGAATATATAAACAAAGCGCAAGACTTCGAAAACTATAAAGCAGAAATAAGAAACTTTCAAAATAATTTTTTAGTAAAAAGACACATGGAATCCAGTAGAAAGATCACCACAGAAATACAAGAAGAATTGCCTTTAATTATTGAAGATATAGAATACTTATTTAGAAAAATGCTTGGAATATCTAATAGATAATCACTTAGGTTTAACCATTTTCATGCCATTCTAAATTTCTTCAAACGGTATCATTAATACAAATGTCTCCTTTCAAGACTCGTTCTACCTGTCTGTCGATTATCTCTTGAAATTCAATTTGGCAGATAAGAGAACAATCCGGTATAATCTCTTCCACTGGCTTTCCTCTCCACGTTGGTAGTTCGTCCAAGAAAATGCGCCTGTCTTTATCCTTTAGGCATGTTGCACCTACATCTCGTTCAATCTGCGCCATTTGAGCAAACACTTCTGGGAAGTCCTTCCGTATCTTATTCCAGTAACCCATACCGCCTTTCACGCAGCCGATGCAGTTGTTGTTATTGTAACCCATCTTGTACATGGCAGGAATTTCAATGTCGGCTTTCCAAAGCATCCCCATAGCATCAGTTTTTGTTATCTGCTTTTCAATAAGCGGAAACAGCGGCTTTGTGTCTGGATATTGTTGTTTTAGCCGGATGGCCCGATTTATTTCTTTCGGATCGTAATCAAATCCCCATACCTGCCCGTCCCAGTGTTGAAGTTCACGTTCCAACTTATACCGAACCACTTTCTTTAATTGGAGTGTACAGGCTGCGCCATGAGCCCCGTTGATATATCCCTTTCGCAATACATCAGCAACACAGGTATATTTGTCGCTTCGTATTGTATGAATAGGCTGATCGTACCATCTTTCGCAATCAGATAGAAAACGAGCGTTGTCCGAATGCCCAGAGCCAGTATCTATGTAGTAAAGCCGCACGTCATCGTATAGGCTAAGTGCTATCTTACAAGCGACTGCGGATGTTACACCGCAAGAAAACCATGCTATTATCATAATTATTTGTATATTTGCGACATAAACCCATTAATATTTTAATTTATGAGCGACATTAATATTTTACTTAGAAATAGAGAATCTATAAAATTGCAAATTCAAGCGTTAGAGTCTAAAAAGAACTCGGGAAAAGGGCTAACAGGTTACGAGCAAGCTATGCTCGAAGATATGTATTACCAATTATCAGTAATAGAGAAGCACTTGGCTAATTATCGATAATAATATTTTCATCAAATGACTCATATCTATTCTTTTTGAATATTATAAATGCCGGTCTTTCCCGGCTGCCATCCTTTGGTTTTGTGAAAACCTTAACACTGGTGCAGGCACACAAGGTATCTTCTTAATGCGGGCAATGATACCGTTTAACCCGCCCCGTTTCTTTCTTTATCAGTTCACTAATTATTTTAAATAATAGTCACATTTAAATCCTTTGCGTGGTGAGAAGTCGGCGAAATCAAATGACTTGAATAACCATCTTCTATTGGCCCACTTCGCTATATCTAGCTCGTATTGTTTAGGCTTTCTTGTATTTGAGAAATTCCTATATGGTTGAACAAATGGGGTAATTCCTAAACTCTTTAGTGTATTAAGCCGAAACATGTCTTGTTCAATTGTTGAATTGAAGCCTACCAAAACATAACATACAATCTTACGAGGTTTCACATACCTGATCATCTCCTTCAATCGGTCTGTTAGGTCTAATTGAGGCAAATCCCATGCAATATGTATCGACTGGTTTATTCTCAATTTATTCAAATAATAAGCTTGTTCTTCATCCATGATCCGAACATCTACTCCATGCAGTTTAACTGGTTGTCCTGTTTTTAAAAGATAATCTATAGCAAATTTCCATTCCGGATTGGCAAAGAAATTGTTATCAAGTACTTCTATCCATTTACCTTGAGAATTCAAGTCAACAGGTTCTACAGATTGAATCTGTCCTTCCTTTTCACTAACAAGGCAGAACGGGCATTTACGGATGCAACCGCGTGAGAAGAACTGGATAGAAAAATGATATTGTTGGTAAATAGAATAATCCATCAATGTGCTTCTTTCTATCTCTTCAGGGAACCTGCTGGTAATACCATAGCCTGTACCTCCTTTTTCGACCACATCCGTCTGTAATGTCAGATAGTTGAAATCAGGAGTAAATGTAAACACCTTGCTTGCCAAAACTTTATCATATTTGTTGAAAGGAGTAGCCCATTCTATTTGATCACCTCTCGCTTTATGATAAGCAGATGCACGCATAAGAGCGAAATTGGGGAAGTTGTGACCGTCAACGTCGATTAATCCGATGTTCATTTATTTTTCTTAATTTGAGCTTTTATTTCACATATATTGAGATAAGTCCACGTCCGGACCGTATCACAAGCAATCCCATTTTACCTTCATCCTCCCGAACCTCCACCCTGACAGGCACCCGCACCCGTTGACTCCTTATCGCTTCCGCAATCTCATCCCGCATCTTGCTCAATACCCCGGCTTCATCCGTCACCGGAACATTCAAATGCGGATTTATCTTTATGATCACAACGAACTTCAACCACCCCGGCATGTTTTCCCAGCCTAAATTACTTTTATATACTACTTGCCTCACCGGAGAAGGTTCCTTATATTTCCATCCGTTCAGGCGAAAACATTCCTTTCTCGCCTGTTCACGGTCGGATGACTGGTACACTTTCTCTCCAGTGCAAATGTTCCCGGAATACTCCCATCGGTAAACAACCCAGTCATTGCCTTTGGCTTTGTATGAATATTCAGGCTGATTGCTCATTTTCCTTTTTCGGTTCCACGTAGAACGTTTCATCCTGCACAACCATGACACCGCATTTTGGGAATAACTCCATCACATCTTCCTTGTCTCTGTCAGCCAACAGCTTATCCTTCGCCAGTTCCTCGGTAGTGCGGATGTACTCAGGCAGAAACTCCTTGACCATATTAGTCACCGATGCCCATGTAAATCCCTTCATGTTTTTTAACTTCGGTGTACCTGTGCGAAAACCGAACACCCCATGTGCACTCTCATAACTTTTTCTCTTGGAGAACAGTTCATCCCGCTTCTCTGTAGCAAATGTCTGCATGATCTCAAAGTTACGGTCTTTAATCTCCTGTTGATTTGCCAAATCCTCGGCATACTTTTCACGGATACGGGTCATTTCCATGTCCATTTTACTCTGTATGTTCTGTACTTTTGCGTCCGCTTTCGCAAATTCAGCGAATGCCACCTCCGCCTGTTCTGATGAAATACCAGATACTACTACTTTTTTGACTCTCGACTTTGCCATAATTTTACTTTTAAATGGTTTATAATTGATTCGAAATCTTATTCACTAAATATATTCAGCTGTTTTGCAGCCGCTTCTTTTTCCAGCCGCATCTTTTCCTCCAGTTCCCTCAGTTCCCGCATTGCCGGAATAGCCAGGTAGTTATAGAAAGTCGTCCGGCCGATCTTATAAGTTGGGTAAATATGATTCTGATAGATATACTTGTCAGTGCACCCATGCGCATGATGCGCTGTGTATATGTCCTGTATATCCTTCACCCGAAGCAGAAAATTACGTCTGTTATATTTACCTTTACTCATGATATTACTTTTGCGTCATTCATTAAATGAGCCATTTCCGGCACCGCCCCGGAAAGTCAGCTCCGCTCACACGGTCTGCCATGGCATAGTCATTTCGGAAGAACCACCGAGAGGCATCCCCGCTTTATAGCCTTCCTCTCACCTTCCTCCTTAATATCTTCACATATTTTCCCCGCTTTTTCAGCAACTTTCTGCATACGGAGGAACTCATTGTACACTCGTCGCATCTGTGCCTCCGTCATCGCGTTAAAATCATCCACACCAGCTGCCCGGCACGCTGTTGATATGATCTTTTGCATTCGCTCCCTGCGTGGAATTCCAATATAAAGCCCTGCCTTATCAAAATATCCGGCAACCGAAGCGATAACCCGTTTTCTCATGCGATCTGCTCTCTGATTGTCATCTTCGCCTGCTGTCGCTTTCCTCATGTCCTCAATCATTCGTTTGTACACTTTCGGAGCGCGTTCGTGCAGTTCACTCAACGATTCTCCACCGGAATACTGCCTCACAATGTCGTCCTTGGTAACTCCCGGCATCTTAGCCAGGAGCGCAAAAAACAAATCAAACTTTCCATTCATATTTTTACATGTTTTACAGGTATAACTTCTTTATGCAACCTCGCCTCCTTTATAGTATCCACGATGGAAGCCGCCAGTCGAGTATCCCTCAGTTCGACCACCGCCCAATCATCAGTCTTTGCAGGATTCACCAGTATTATACCGGGACGTTCGTAGGAGCACCACAGTGCGAATACCGTACTCAAACACCATGCAGGCATTCCGATTTGAAACAAATCATCTGTCTCATATAAAACCCCGCTCATACTTCTGATTTATTTCCGATTTCTTGTCTCCTTTGATGAATCATCTTCTGAATGGCAATCTCATTTCTAATCGCTCTCACCCCATTGGTAGCAAGGCTTTTTTCTATGATCCCTTCCCGCTTGTCAGTTAATTCTTCCGGAAGATTCGCGTCTACTATCGCTTCTATTTCTTTACGCAACTCCTGTTCGAACACTCCTTTGCGGTTATCGTAGTTTAATCTGGTAATACGGTCATTGAATCTACTCCAAAATTCCGCATAGCTACGTTTGCTAGTTCTTCTTCCCTCCTGTAGTCTCTTTTGTAGATTGTCGGCTCCTATAAAATAGCATCCCAGTGCCATTTGATTACCTAAATTTGCTTTATTATACAACCCCTTCATCAATGATATTACAGCCTCTGCACAATCTCCGAACTCATCCAGTATTAGTAAAGGTTTATACAAGAGCAGTAGTTCATTGGTTACATCACGCCATAGGTGGTCTATCCCTCCAGTTTTCGCCAACCCGAATACCCCAGCCAAATGTCTCACAAAATCGCTTTTAGTCGAATACTCCGAGCAATCAATGTATATCACATTCATATTCTCGCGTTCGTACTCTCTAGCCGCATAACTTTTCCCAATTCCCGCACGATCGCAAAGCACCTGCCATATTCCATACTCCTGACACTTTCTTAAATGCGTTTGTATGGATAAAAAAGCCTTTGTATTAACCGTTTCCCATGTCTGATCTTCCATGCAACGATAATGACGTGCAAGAATTAACCATGATGAATCTTTGATAACAGAATAATTTCGATCATCCTGAAATTTGATTTGCGACAATACGGATTTGTCGAATTTTATTCCATGCCGTAAGGCTATTCTTCTTGCAAACTCTGCCTGCGATACTCCAAGCTTTTTCAGTTCATGAAATAAATAGAATACTACCTTGTCTTTGATCTTTTTTGTAATTTCCATTTTTATATATGTTTAAAATTCAACTTTTTAAATATCATTCAAAATGCTAGCTATTCAGCAATGCTTCCATCTCAATCTCTTCCCGGCTTTTCTCTACGATACCGTTCCGCCTGTCTTCTACTTGGTTTTCCCTGATATTCTCCGTTGTCTTTGGAGTATCCCACCAACCGAATCCATAACCGTCCGTTCCGGTAGCCCTGAATCCTGTTTGCTCAACAATTTCCCTTTGTCGTTCCATTTCCGTTTTTGAGCTTTCGTAGCAGTTTTTCTGCTGTTCGATGAAGTAATGAACCTTGCTCATCTCACCCGGCTTAGTTTTCATGTCAGCCACACAAGCTGCAAATTTCTCTTTTTCGTATGCGTCTGCTATCTTCTTACCATTCCGATCACGCAGTTCAATCCATTCCGGTCTGTCTGCACGCAGATTCACAAACACCTTAAAAGTGTGTCCCAAGTGCTCCCTGCTAAACTCAAAGTCCATAGCGGAACTTTCATTATCCGGTACGATAAACTTCATCTTCTCACCGCGTATGGACACCTCAATACCCTTTTGTCTGTATTCATATTCCCCGAAAGGATGCTGCTGATTCTTCAATTCCACTAAGAATAGACTCAGCTTTTCAAAATAGTTCAACTGAACACGTCCTTCATAAACTTCTGTATATCGTTCTATCTTCGATTTGCCAATGAATGCACCAAAAGCATCCCGACCTTCACCGCGGTTATTCCAAGCATCTACCCCCGCTTTAAACTCCGCGAGTACCTGTTCCTCTGTTGGTAACTTATCCGTGAATTCCAGGTTCTTAGACAGCTCCTTCAACAATTCCGGATTTGCTGTACTATTATTGCTTTTTACAGTGATATTACCACCTTTAAAGTTCTTGAATTTGCGTAATTCTCTTTGTTGGAAATGACCGATCACAAGCTCAACACTCTTTGACCGTCCTGAGTATGGGGTACAAGGGAAATTCACATGAGACATATTATCAATCAAAGCTCTCACCGTTGTTGAAATATTAGCGGAGCTATTATCATAATTCATTTGATAAGGTTTATAACCCCATGTATCTACTGTATTTTTCAAGGCTTCAATTACCATACCGGAACTTTCACTGAATGCTACACTGTATCCGATGATCGCATTTGTACAAGCGTCTGTAACGAAGTATGCGTACAAATCACTCATGATCTTCCATCTTTCCACACCTCTCGAATCCTTTATCCGTTTCTTGTAATACAACTGCATCGTAGTTCCATCCAGCGACCAAAGCAAATCCGGTTTACTAACAGGCTCCCGGTCTATCAGCGGTTGTGTATCTGCATCACCCACCAGCTTTCCATGTCTCATATAATACCACACCTTTTTGTGTTTAGGTGTGTTTAAATGCTGTTTAATTGCCGAAACTGTCATGCGTGGAAGTCCAAGGTCTTCCGCTTGCTCATTGTAATACATTCCAATATCCTCAAAACTATATTTCACCTGTTCTGAGGCTAATTGCATTAATATAGCATGAGTATGCCCGTTCATTTTTTCACGGTTTACGTTTCCAAAATATCCGCCAACTAGGCAATCCAATCCAAATTTGGTATATTCGCGGGCCTTCCGGTCCAATACCCTTTCGCTGTTGATTGGCTTCGGAAACTTCACAAACCCCTTCATCTGTTCGTTTAAACACTGTTTAAACAGTTCTGACTGTATTTCTCTTACTGATGTGAAGCCGTATTTTCTGGCCGTTTTTACATCCATCCGGCGCCATAATCTCAACCACCCGGCTGCACGCGCAATTCTTTGCACGTCAGCAGGAATAAACAACTGCATTGCAGTAAGACACGTCAAATCATCCACACTAATCTCCACCATTGTACGCAAACTTCTCTTTACTGATTCCAACTTGCTGTTCAACTCCTCTGACTTTTTGTTCTCAGTCCACAAATGGGCGTCAACGTTTCCGCAAAGTACCTTGTCGATCAAGGTGCGGTATTTGTCTTTCAGACCGTCATAGTGAACGAACACTTCACGGCCTTCCTTGTGGTGAGGCCAGCAGTAGACTAACCCGCTACGCTGGTGATTGAATACTTTCCATATATATTTTTCGGACACTCCACATTCCACCAATTCAGGGACCGACACGCAGAGCACCCGCTCTCCCGGCTGTGATACCTCGGAGTAGCAATCTGCGTTAAATGGTATGTTTCTGAACTGTGGCATAAATCATCATTTAAAATTTGTTCCATTTCCGATCTGACTCCGGAGTGAACCGTCTGGACGGTTTAATGAAATCTTTCCCTATTCATCCCGAACCGGAAAAGTTTTGCTACTTTTGTAGCTATCTAACTAAAATTTATAATTTATGGACTTTGAAAAAATATTCGTTAGCCTTGATGAAAATCATCGTAGGGCTATCTTTTCCATTATCCTGTGTTCCTTAATTCTCCATTCAGTTTTTTATGTCTCTTCCGATCTTTACCGAGATATTGAATGGTATAGCCAGCTTTTATTTTCTCTAGGAGTTTCTGTTTGTTATGTAGGAACTTTTACCTTCCTGTTTATCTGGTTGATTAAAACTGCCTATATATTTTATCTTTCAGTTCCAGCATTAGCACTTCCTGCTATCTTTGGCTTTTTTATCGCATCTTGGACAGGTGTCTTTGATTTTACATCTTTTGCAGGCGTCTTTGGTTGTTGCTTCATTATTACCCTTTTTTATTTTATCTTCAAGATAATCAAAGAAATGCGCCATAATGCAAGGAAAACAAAAGAAGAAAAGTGTAATGATGAGATTTAAAATCTCATCATTAGTCATATAGGAAAACGAAAACACATCTAGAATCATAACTTTGTTTTTATAAATTGAACTTCATTTTTTAATCTTTCCCTATTCATCCCGAACCAGGAAAGTTTTGCTACATTTGTAGCCAATTATAAACTAACACCCATATTTCTTATGACAAATGAAGAACTAAAGAAGAATATCCAAATGATAACTAACCTCACTAATGAATCAACTGAAAAGCAAGCTGAGTTTTATCGAAATATTCTTGTCGTATCAGCCAGCGTACTGGGTATTTTAATATCTCTCCACACTCAGCAGTCATCCGTCCTATATATCCGTCTGGTATTTGCTCTGTCGGTATTATTACTCTTACTTGGCACCCTATCCATTTCATTATTGCTATTTGACTTATCACTTCTTCCAGAACGAACTCGTCAAGAGTTTTTGACTCAACTTCAAAAGTCAGTATCAGAGGGAAAGGTTCTTGAACCTGTTTATATTCAAAAAAGGAAAAGAACAGTTCTTTGCGAAAAATGGAGCCTAATCTTTTTACTATCTTCATTGTTATCTCTTATTATTTACACTATGCTTTCGCTTTTCGTCAGCTAGTAATACATCGACATAATTTCGTCCGCAAACGATATAAATGAATCATTTTCAAACTCAATATTGCAAGATGGAGACT